TGATTTTGTTATAGTTTGTCCAATCAATAAAGATGGATCACCACTAATTGCTTCAGCAATAACAACTTCTCTACGAATATACTCAGCACTAGAAGGTTTAATTAACCTCTCTTCTAGATCCAATACCTCAGAATCTACACCATATAATACTTTGAATAGTATATGAATTGATTCAGCAATACCTTTTGACTGATAGAATGATCTTGCATGCTTAATGAAGTTACCAACATCAAGACCTTCTACAAAATCATTATCTTCTAAACCAGGTAAGAAGGTTTTCTTGAGTTTATGATAAAACTCTTGTAAGAAAAGTACGCTAAGATTAGTAACTGTAGAACCAGTAGTATGTGAAGAAGCATTTGTTTCTTCAAATACCAAATCTTGTTTATTTGTATTATCTAAAGATGATGATATATCAATACCAAAACCAGTAATACCACTAAAACCACGTATACAACCAACGAAATTAATATCAGTTTTACTTGTATAAGTGATTATTTCATCACCAATCTTTAATAATCCATATTCATCAGGAAATCCTTTTGTAGATTCAACTGTAATTGTAATATCAGAAGTATTAATATCAACAGCAAGAGCTGTAGTTCCAATAACAACTTCAGGAACTAGGTTATCTGACTTAAGATAACGATCAAAATTATCAATTAAATCGGTTGGACCACCTTGAAATTCTTGTGAGATGTAGTATTGTTTAAAAAACTCCGTTGCGTTTGGAAAATCAGATACTAAAAATTGAGGAAGTTGTTTCTCAATTATAGTATTGACTTGTACTCTCTTATCGAAATCTAGACTCATTTATTTTCTCTCTAGTTCTCCGTTTGAATAACTTGAAGTATAATAATCTCTAGAGAACACGATTCCTGATACATCTTCGCCAGAAGCAATTACATCCTTAATCATATTTATCTTACTATTAGAAACATCAAAACTAAGGTATAAATCCTTTAATCCAATTACATCGTTTGAATCTGGGAATGCTTGTATCTCAACAACATCATTAGGAGAATCTGTTGCTTGAATATTGATGGTATTAATTAATACCTCACCTTTTTTATAATCAACTGTACCAATAGATTTGCCAACAATCTTAAATGTGCTGTTCTCATCTTTAGAAACAACACTCAAAACACCCTTCATAGATCCATCTAAGTTTCCTTTTTCATCCTTATTAGGAACATCAGTTAGATAAACAGTCTTTTCATGCCCAAGAATCTTAAATCCACTACTCTTAATGTTATATCCTTCAGGGTTAATAAAGAATCTATTACCAAAACATAGTTCATACTGAGCAAATTGATTCAGAAGTGCCTTTAAATCCCTTCTAATACGTACTTTAGTGATGTTTGATGTAATACCATTATGAACCCTATCAATCAACTGAACCGTTTTACTGTGCTTGAACCTACCACCAAACTTATTAATATCAACTGTATTAGAATAAGTGGTTAAAGCATTAGTAATTTTAGTCTTTAATGTGTCTGGAGTAGCAACTTGTGAGGTGTTATAGTAAATTGTTGAATCAATCTCCACATATAGCACTTTAAGATCAACAATCTTTGAGTTAATACCAGCAATAGCGTAGTTCTTTAACTCATTTTTGATGAATTGTTTATCAAAATCAGATACATAAGTACCATTTTTAGGTTTAATACTAATCCTAACAGTACCAAATTGAGGTGGATCCATTTCTTCACCACCAACTACTGCTACAGATTCTGTTGCAGGATATATTTGTGAAATAATTGCCTCATAATCCCTTGGTGTAACCGCCCTGTACTGTGCGGAATACATGCGAGGAGCAAAATACTTAATAGAGTTGATGTTCTCTATGTCAGAACCGTTTACAGCACCCTGAATGGTAGTAATAGATACGTTCTGTTTTGGTATCTTAGTTGTTCCATTCTGATCAATAACAGTTCCTTGGAAGTCAAATGCCTTAGCACCGTTACCTCTAGCACCATCTGTTACAATATAACGTGTTATGATCTGATTATTATTATCTAACTTCTTACCAAAGAAACCATCACCAAATAAAATCTCAAATTTCTCATCCTGAATCTCTTGAATTAAGAAAATTTCCGAATCTTTGCTTAAATTTAGGATGTTATCGATCTTTTTAAATTGTCTTCCTAACCCAGATGTATTGTTCTTACTTACAAAAACAGTGATTGTGGAGCTATCTATCTGAGGATTATCTAAAATAAAGCGTTGATCTTGGTTTGCCATCACCAAAAACTGACTTTCAACCAAACTTCCTTGATAAACAGTAATAGGATTGGTTTGAGTACCAAAAGTAGCAACTCTACTTACGCTATTATCAGCATTTGTAACATTTTCAACGATTGCAGTGATTGATTCGGGTATAGAGAAGCGATATGTACTCTGATTTGCCTGTCCAACCGCCACTAAACCAGGTTTTAGTGTAACAAAAGGTACTTGAGCAGCCGCATCATCGATTTCTACACTAAAGGTGATAGATGCTTTCGCAGCAGTATTGGATCTAGGTACATATCCAACGTTTCGTGCCAAAGAAACCACATTTTCACGTAATGTAGCAGAGTCTAGGAACGATTCATTCGCAACTAGGTTCGCATTAAAGGAGTTAATATAGGTATTGTACGCTAAAGTATCGATTAAAATCGCAAAATTAGATCCCTCAAAGTCAAAATCAGTGAAATTCGAGTTCGCTGACAGATAATTCTTTATCTGTGCCTTAATTTGATCAAAATCTAAGTTAGTAAACTGTGTGACTGGCATTATTTTATCTGGTTGGTTCTAATATGAACGTAAATGCTTGACGAGGGGCATCTAAACCCACAATATCAAAGAAAACTGTAACTTCAAAAGCGTTATCATCAGGTCTAGGATCAATATCAACTGCTACTTTATCAACTCTTGGCTCATGATTCTTAATTGTATTCAATATTTGATCCTCTATCGCTATCGCAATAGGCATTGTATAGTTTTCAAAGAGTAATGCACGTACTTCAGATCCAATCATTGGATTAAAGAAACGTTCAGAAGGTATTGTTTCTACTAAGTTTCGTACCGCACGAGTAATCGCACGTTCATTCATTAATACAGGTAGATCCTTAGTAATTGGATGGGGTAAAAAGGAAAAACTAATGTCCTTAAATCCTTGTGACCTCCTTTCGTACTCTATTGGCATTCAAAGTTGATATACTTTCCTCTGGTTATTTATGCCATGACAAAAAAAAGCACCCTTTCGGGTGCTATCTGCCTTGTCCTCTGTATCTTTTACGAGCCGAGTTACGGCTGGTTGAGGCATATTTGGTATGTTTGCCCGTTCCTTGACGAGTCTTTTTCGGGGTTGCTTGTATATAATCGCCTCCTAAGAGACCACCACCACCTTTTACTTTTGCCATTAATCTTTAATAATAGTAGTATGTACATCACAAGGGTTAGGAGAACCGTTGTGATAAAATTCTTGAGCAAGGTCTTCCATAACATCAAAGTACTCAGATTCACTTAGTTTCTCGTGAGTTAACTTATCTCCTATTGTGATGTTATAGCGTTCCATTAGATTACTCGTGTTTTCTCATGCCCTACACGTATGCGAGGATCGCACCAGATCTCGAAACCTGCCTCCTTTGCATCCAAGCAGAATGAGACATCTTCGCCACACATATCCTGAACCTCGCCACTTTCAAAGACTTGCATCTTAGGAGCGAACCAAGGATAAGGCATACCTTCATGCTCAAATATACCTTTCTTGATAAGTAACCAACCAAAACCAGTATAATCAACTGTAAATGGTTTCTTACGCTTACCTATACTATCACCTGTTTCATGATTCATAACACCACCATTGGTTCTGAAATCATCTTCCTCTAACCAATGAGCAACAGATGTAGTCTTACCATCCTCTGTCATATACCAACCAGCAGCAATCTCTTGTTCCATAAGAACTAACTGCCAGAACTTTTCTGTATTGAATACTATATCACTATCGATCCATAATTGCCAATCATACGGTAACTTACCATCCCAAGGTAATTGATCAGGTCCTCTTAGAACATTAGCACCAAGGCACTTGCAACGAGCAAAGTTAACCATAGAGGAGTAATCCTGTGAGATCTGTATCGAAGCACCCGCTTGGACAAGATCAAAGCATAACTGTACAAAACTTTTCAAAAATGTATATGAGACGTTTCTACCAGGTAAACAGAATACAACTGTTTTACCTTTAACTATCTCCTTAGCCTTATCGTAATCCCATTCTGGTTCTTTCTTTACCACAGGGGATTTCGCTTTAACTGTAAATCCTTTAGTCATTAAACCTACGTAGTTTATATCAATATTATATCAGTATATGTAGGTTTAGTCAACTTAAATTATAAGGTAGTGATATCAGTAACTAGCATCCTCTGTTATCTCTTTATCATTAAGTACTACCTTCTCATATTCTATTTCATCTTTATAATATGAATGATATAACCTACCCCATATAATCTTAAACTCATAATCATCAAGATCCTTGAAGAGACACTCTCCTCTTAGATAGATGTGATATGTGTTAGTCTTTGTATTCTGTAATGATAAGTTCATCGCCATCTGTTTTAAAACCTAATTCTGTATCTTCAAACCAACTCTGATCATTAACGATCCATTCGGGGATTCTTACATAATATTCACCAGATACTGTATCAATCTCTATGGGGCGTTTCTCATCAGGATTATTTTTTTGCATTCTGTGGATTATCATTTGCCATTATATATCACTTTTGAATTATTAGCAATCAACCCTGTGGGGATTTTTTAACAGGGAAAAAAAATTTGGATTGCTTATGATATTGTTCTCGCTTCCGTAACACTTTGTAGGTTAGGGGTACCTTTCGTTTTTATATCGGGCGGGACGGGCAACGCCCCCACCACGGGGGCACTGCCAAAACACGAACCCACTGTGCCAGTTTACGTAGCGGACCCCTCAAGCACCATTGCCCTGCGGTCTGCCCTATACTGTCTTTTCGCACGAACTATTACTGCATCCAGGTCTTTGACCATACATTTTCCAAGACCTCCCGCCTTAGTAAATGTCATGCCGCCACCTGACGACGCTCTCAGAACATGCCCCTTAACATTAGTGTCGGTTGCTCTTACTGTTCCGATTGCTCTATTCATAGAGTGTTTTTGTTTGGTACTCATTTATTATAAGAGGTAAAGAACGAAAATAGGGGAACCGTGGTCCAGTTCCCCAAGTGGCACAACCTAATAGTGTAGGTTGAACACATAACCGTCAATTGTGATACTGTAGTCCCAGGAATACTGTTCTGCAACCTCTGCCCAGTCAATAGCACGTGCTAGATGATCAGGAACGTCCTGCAGGTCACCGCAGTCGTCAGTCATACACTGTGCAAAGTCTTCCATGCTCTCATATTGCCCTTGATATGCGTCAAGCACTGACTCAACGTATGCGACGTCGCCTTGCTCCTCAATGAAAGCATGGACCACATCTTCGTCAAGTTCATTACATGCATCAAGGTACTCCTCAAGGTATTCAAGGTCATAAGCGGAATATCTGTCGACGAACTGTCTGACCTGCTCTCTGGTAACATCTTCGTCCAGTAATAGGTTTGAAGTCTTACGGATCGCAGTTGTAAACATTGTAGCGTCTTCCATTTCCTCCTCAATAAGAGCGATGCACCATTG